GCGCCTGCTGCTGGTCCTGCTATGCGTGCTCCGGCTCGCGGTGGGATGATGCCCGCTGGAGCCCCGGGGAAGCCTTCTATGGCGGCTCGTCGTCGTGCGATGAAGGCTATGCCTGCTGGCGCTGCTCCCGCGGCTCCTGTGGGCATGGCTGGTCGCATGATGAAAGATGGTGGCGAGGCTACTAGCCTGAAGGCTCACGCTGGCATGCCTGCGTCCAAGGCCCACAAGGGCTTGAAGACGGGTGGCGTGGTGGATGGGCAAGGCGGCTACAAGGCTGGCGGCATCATCAAGACCATGACCAACAAAACCACCAAGATGGACACTGCAAAGCCTGATCACTCACCGGCCAAGACTGGTGATGTGAAGATGGGCAATGGCGGTGGATACAAAGATGGCGGTATGGCCTGCGCTACTGGTGGCGTGGCGAAGGCAAATGCTGGCGGCTACAAGGAAGGTGGCTCAGCAAAAAAAGCCTACGCCACGGGGGGGCTTGTTGACTCAGGCCGTCCCGTGGCGATGCCTCAAGGAGCGAAGAAGCCTTCGAAGCCTGTAAGCATCAATCAACTGTCAGGCACCTTCAAAAAGGGTGGGGCAGTGATGATGAAAGAGGGCGGCAAGGCTGATGTTCCTCCCAAGGGCGTTGAGGACACGATTCAGACTGCACGAAACGAACGGGCTTACAAGGCCTGGGAGAAGAGTCAGGCTGAAGAGAACAAGGCCATGTCTCAAGGCGTTGGTAGCTTGATCTCGTCAATTCCTCGCAAGCTGAAGGAAGTCTTCTCGCCAGCTAAGGCGGCTAGTGCGCCTGGGTCAGTGACAAAGACTGAAAAGTCTGTAACAGTCACTCCAAAGAAGCGCGGCGGGGCCGTTACCTGCTGAACCAAGTGGGGGCTTCGGCCCCCGCTTCTCCTTTGAGGCTGCTATGAAGCTGCAAACTGTTTCTAGGACTGGCGTTGGCTCCAGTTCATCTTTGGTCATGAACACCAACATTTCCCCGTTTAACGTGGGATTTGGGGTGATCGTGACTGGTACGGTCAACTACACCGTGCAGCACACGTTTGATGATCCTGCTGTGGGATTTACAACGTGGTTCTCTCACCCGACGATTGCCTCGCTTGCGGCAAATGCTGATGGCAACTATGCGTTCCCAGTGACAGGAATCAAGGTGCTGGTCAATTCTGGGGCTGGAACTGCCGCGCTGAATCTGATCCAAGCTGGTATCTGATCATGGCTTACGTTGGGTATACCGACGTTGCAAATCAGGCGAATACGTCTGATGGATTTGCTGCCAATGTCAATGCTGTCAACGTAGTTGGCGGCGGTGTTGGTGCTGAAGTTGGTGATACGGGCGTAGTTGATCTCTACGGAACTACTCCCGTGGAGACCTTCTACATTGCTGATGAGACATCTCCTGGGTATGTACTGCAGGAAGACGACTCAAAGATCATTAGAGAGGCATCGTAATGGCCGACCAGAAGATTTCAGCGATGCCCTCTGCGGCAACGCTAACGGGTGCAGAACTCATTCCGTTGGTGCAGTCTGGCGCAAACGTTCAGGCGACACTCAATACGGTCACTGACTTCGTTCGTGACTCGTATGCCGCGTTCTCTGACTTTACTGATCAGCCTGCAACGCTTGCCAACACGGCATACGCGATGACGTTCAACACCACTGACTACTCCAGTGGTATCACGTTGGTGTTGAACTCTCGGATCACCGCCTCTCAGACTGGTGTGTACAACTTCCAGTGGAGTGGTCAGTTTGAGAACACGCAGTCGCAAGATCATGATGTGCGTGTCTGGATCAAGATCAACGGCAACAACGTGACTGGCTCGACTGGTTACCTCTCCATTCCGTCATCTCATGGTGGCGTGAATGGTCACATCGTGGTGGGGTGGAACTACTACATCACGCTGAATGCTGGAGACTACGTTCAACTGTTCTGGGAAGCAGACAACACCAATGTCTCCCTGCAGACGTATGCCTCTGGAGCGAATTACCCGTCAACGGCTTCTGTAATTGCAACCATCAACAGGGTGCATTGATGCCAGCAAGAAGCAAAGCGCAGTTTCGCCTCATGAAGGCGGCTGAAAACAGCCCTGCATTTGCCAAAAAGATGGGCATTAGCCCAATGGCGGCGGGTGAGTTTACTGAAGGCAACATCAAAGGCAAGAAATACGCTAAGTTGCCCGAGAAGAAGCTCAAACGAGGCGGCTGTTGCTGGTGACTTATGACAAAAAATGTCAATTTAGCAGTTGGCAGGGGCGAAAAACTGTCAGTTGACCGCGGTGCTGGCCTGACCCAGAAGGGTCGAGAGAAGTACAACCGCGAGACAGGAAGCAACCTCAAAGCGCCTCAGCCTGAAGGGGGTTCCCGTAGAGACTCGTTCTGCGCGAGAATGGGCTCTATCGCTGAAAAGAGCGAGAAGGGAAGCCGATCAAGGGCTTCGATGAAGCGTTGGAACTGTCCGGGGTGGTGATGAAGCAAGAACTGTCAGATTCCACCAAGCATGTAGTCGATGCGCTGTCTATCGCTACTGTTTTGGGAACGCTTGTGGAGTTTCTTCCATCAATCGCTGCGTTGTTTACCATTATTTGGACTGGAATCCGTATTTGGGAGACAGATACGGTCAAGCGTCTCTTTGGAAGAGAGTAAACAATGGCTTACTCGGGAACTGTTGGTCAGACGGTCATCTCTGTCCAGACGCTGGTTGATCACGGTGCCCGTAGATGCGGGAAGCTGGCAGAAGAACTGACTTCTGAGCAGGTTCTGTCGGCAAGAGAGTCTCTTTTCTACCTGCTGTCTAGCCTGATCAACATCGGCATTCAGTATTGGGCCATCAGCAAGACCGTGATTGGTCTGCAAGCAAACAAGTACATCTACGACCTACCATTAGGGTCTAACGATGCGCTGAATGTTCTGTACCGCAAAATGAACAGGCCCACGCCTAACAACACGGGTGGATACAGCACCAGTGCTGGCGGGACTGTTGCGAATGCGTTTGATAGCAACGTAGACACGGTTTTCACGCAGAGTTCTACGAACGGCACGGTCACGGTTGACTACGGGACCAGCAACACGGTCTACATCGGGTCAATTGGCATTCTTCCTGCCGCGACTGCTACGGTGAACGTCATCTTTGAATACTCAGCGGATGGCATCACATGGTCTACCCTTTACGACCCTGGTGCTACTGCATGGGTAGACAACGAGTGGATTTGGTACGACATTGATCCTGGGCAGAACGTCCAGTATTACCGTATGCGCGCCACTGGTGGAAGCACGATCAGCGTGCGTGAGTTGTACTACGGAAACAACTCAACAGAAATCACGATGGCGCGTCTGAATCGTGATGACTACACCAACCTGCCAAACAAGAACTTCACGGCCAATCAGCCGTTCCAGTTCTGGTTTGATCGCACAATCCCAGTGCCGAAGCTGTATCTGTGGCCGGTGCCATCAGATCCGTTCGTTCAGATGACTGTCTGGTACTCCCGGCAGATTATGGATGTAGGCGATCTGTCAGGAGAGCTAGAGATCCCTCAGAGGTGGTTTCTTGCCATCCAAAGTATGCTGGCACACCAAATGAGCCAAGAGCTTCCTGGGGTTGATGTGGCGCGGATTCAGTACCTTGAGGGGCAGGCTGAGAAGTATCTGCAGCAAGCCGAGCAGGAAGAGCGCGACAAGTCGCCTATCTACTTCGCGCCGAACATATCTGTGTATTCGAGGTAGTCATGCCAAGGTTCTTGGACACCCTCGGTAACTCAGACATAGCGATTGCAGTGTGTGACCGCTGCAAGATGAAGCGTGCGCATTCGGTGATGAGGTCTGACCCGAACTTTCCAGGCTTGCAGGTCTGTAATGAGGGATGTGCGGACGAGTTTGACCCTTATCGTTTACCTGCTAGGAAGACAGAAAAAATCACGATCAGATTCCCAAGACCTGATGTCAGCGTGGCTGTGACGGACGATAATCTGGTTACGACCGGATATGGCGGGTATGTGATCTCACCACAGCAGAACAACGACACGCCAGAGAACAACGGCAATCTGGATGGAATTGAGGTTCAACCTTAATGG